GAGCTACCTCTATTATTGTAATTGGATTACAATCAGGAGCTAGAGGTACGATAACATTACAAGTAAATAAAGAAGGCGGCGGTGGAACCGTTGAAGCATCACAAGCAAGAACCGAATATTAATAATAAATAAACATGGCCACATATACACAATTTGATAAAACCCCTGAGGTTGGAGACGTAGTAGATGATTTGCAAAAAGTATTTGCTTCTGCATGGAGTGGAGGAGTCAATGATTTAGCAACTTCAGGATTTTTTTCTTCTAGCACCCAGTATATAACAACTGATTCTACTTCTAGTGGAGCATTTTTTATGGAGATTTTTGATAAAAATCCTCAAAGCGATACTTCAGCAGAAGTCCAATTTTCTATAGCATATGGGCATAGAAATGGAGGAGGGGGATTAGATTTTAATGATGATGCTGGGGCAGAAAATATATCTTCTACTAAAGCTGTCTACTCTCAATATAGAAATTTAGTATTTGGTGGTGATGAGACACAAAATTTTACATTTGATGGACACACACCTGATGACATTTATGTCATTAATATAAATAGATCTAGATATAAAAGTCAACTTAGAGTAGGAAATAATTTTAATATACATTTATCAGGTTCGCATCACGGTACTATTTTAAAACTAACTGATGATTCAGTAACTACTTCGGGATCAGCAAATGCCTTTAGAGCAGGTGTGGGTAGAGAGTTTAATCTTGTATCAGGGTCAAATGGTACAAGAGTAGGAACAAGTAATACTTTTGTTACAGATAGTGGATCATATGGGTTTGTATACCCAGATGCTGGTCTTATTATTTTAAACGCTGATGCTTTAAACCATAGTGGTTCAGGAGCTGATAGAAGTGGAATTAACTTAGGAACAACTACCACAGCGGATACTGCAGGAAGAAATCCAGTAAAACTTCAGAATGCTTTAATTAATGGTAATCAATTTATATTAGATTCAGCTGAAAGTATAGCAAGTCAATTTTATTTTGTTAGAGTTAAAAACGGAGAATTTAATTATACTACTAATAATTCATTTACAAAAAGTGATGGCACTCTACAACATGATTCAATGATTGATAACCCTCAAGTATACATTACAACTGTAGGTTTATATAATGATAATCAAGATTTATTAGCAGTAGCTAAGTTATCTCAACCATTACCTAAAGATTTTACAAAAGAAGCCCTTATTAAGGTTAAACTTGACTATTAATGCCTGGCACATTTAAAAAGCTAAATGCAAATGACATAAAAATAACACCTTTTGAAGCTCATAAACAGTATAATAATACTGATTTAGCTTCAATTGGTGCTAGTACGTCATCTTTAGCTTGGAGTGGTAAAAATAAAAGTACGTTTAATAGTAGTAGTTTAAAGTATTATCAAATAGATAAACTTTACTACCGAAATTATATTTCAAAAAGAGCTAATCTTTTAGAATTAACAGACGCTACTTATACTACTCAAGAAAGAAGACTATATGAAAGCGCTAGCTTATTAAGTTTAAGTCAAAAAACATTTGGTTCGGAAGTTCAACCAGGGTCATTTAATTTATCTATTACTAAAGGAGGTGTAACATATAATATCACAGATGATGGATTTGGTAATTTATATGATACTACTATAGGTAAAGAAAATTTTCCCAATGAAGATCAAAGAGTACTTTATCTAGCACCTGTACAAGGTTTTAAAAAAACAGATCTAACATTAGACACTAAAACAGGCAACACATTAGTAAACCCCCCTACTTCTTATAATAATACTGTATATGATGATTCATATTTCCAAAATACAGTAACATATTATAAAAATAAATTTAATAGAGAACATTTTAATACCCCATCAATAACCCAAGGAGGTAATGCGGATGCTAGAGTTACTATTCAAAATGCTCCCCATTTAAACTTTAATGATGAAAATTTTTGTATAAGTTTTTATTATAAACCCGGATCTGATTTTAATACTTTTATATCTGCCGAAACCACCGAATTTATTCTTACTAAAGAAGGTGCACAAAATTCTCCCCCTCTAGGATCTGAAGCCGGAGGAAATTTTTCAACAGATATTTCGGGAGCATTAGATATTACTACAATTCCCGCTCCTCCCCAATTTCCATATAGATTATCTGTAAAAGGTATAAATGGAGGAGGAACGGGTTCTTTAACTTTTGAAAGATTTGATGGAGAAAATAGATCTTTTGTCTCAGGAAATATATTCCTCACTTCAGATAATGGTTTGCCTATCCATGTAGTTGCACAAAGAGCTAATGGAAAATTACAAATTTTTAAAAACGGATCAATTGCCAGAGATGGAAATGGAAACATAGCATCTAAACTTGATACTACTGGAATTTGTCAAAATAAAAGTAATATAACGTTATTTAAAAAACAAAACCCTAACGGTACTTATAATTCTTCTAATTCTAATTTTGCGGCTCTAGCAGGATTTTCACCCCAACAATTACAAATATGGAATCAGGGAATGACTACCACTCAAATAGCCCAAATTTCAGAATCCTTTACAGGTACTTACCCAATAGGTAATATATTCTATGATAATGGATTTGCGGTTTTAACCCACCCTAAATATATGGAATTATTTAATGGTGGTACTTTAAATTCTTTATCATATAAAAATACTCATTTAATTACTGAATATGAATATCAGTGTACCATGAATGAAAATGAGTTTGAATTTACTAATAACCAATCTGTAAGAAAAAAAGGTAATATAGAAAGTGAAGAATTAGCAGGTTTTGCTACTGGGTCAGCTTTTAAACCATACGTAACAACAGTAGGTTTATATGATGACGATTATAATTTACTAGTAGTAGGAAAATTAGGACAACCAATTAAAGCAAGTAGTGAAACAGACACTACATTCGTTATAAGATTTGATACATGATAATACCAGAAAGTTATGAACAATTCCCAGAAGGCACATATGGATACGTTTACCAAACAACCCATATCCCTACTGGAAAAAAATATATTGGCAAAAAGTCATTAATATACAACCAAAAGAAAAAAATTGGTAAACGCGAAGCCGCCCTATGGGAAGGTAAAGGTAGACCACCAGTTTATAAGCAAGTTCAAAAAGAAAGCGATTGGAAAACCTACTATGGTTCTCATCAATTTATCAAAGATGAAATTAAGGAGGGTAACCAATCACATTTTGAACGTATAATTTTACAATTAGCTTATTCTAAAAAAGAATTAACTTATTTAGAAAATAAAGCATTATTTACTTTAGGTGTTTTGGAATCTGAAGATTACTTAAATGATAACATTGAAGGAAGATACTTTAAGAGGGATTTTGGCCTTTGACCTTTCTTTCATATATTTAAGGGATGAAGGAAGATCGCCTTATATATTTACTAGAAAGTCTATTAGGAAAAAGCAAAAGCGCACGAGGAGGAGACGAGGCCGTATTTAGCTGTCCTAATTGCAACCACCATAAGAAAAAACTTACACTAAATAAATTAACCCAAAAATACCAATGTTGGGTTTGTGGCTTTAAAGGTGCTAGAGCAATACAACTTCTTAAATTTATTAAGGCTCCATATACAGCGTTTCAAGAATTAAAAGAAATTGACGCGCAGTATAATTTTAAAACCACACATATAGAAAAAAATAAAGACCAACTTCAATTACCTGAAGGATTTATTACACTAATTAAAGGTAAAGGCTTAATTAGAGATAAAGCATACCATTATTTAAAATCCCGAGGAGTTACAGCACAAGATATAATAAAATACAATATAGGATATGTTGAAGAAGGTAAATTAGCTAACTTTATAATAATACCAAGTTATGACAGACACGGAACCCTCAACTACTGGGTGGGTCGCTCGTTTGATCCGCAAGCTTACCACAAGCACAAGCTTCCGCCAACATCAAAAGATATTATTGGCTTTGACATGCTTTGTAACTTTAATATTCCTATTATCATTTGTGAAGGTGCCTTTGATGCAATCGCAATCAAGCGAAATGCCGTGCCCTTGTTTGGAAAACGAATCAGCAAATCACTCTATAAGGAACTCGTTAGAGGACGAGTAAAACAAATATATCTTGCACTTGATCAAGATGCTATAAATGATTCACTTAAGTATGCTAAGGAACTTATGGCATATGGTAAAGAAATATTTTTGTTAGAACTTGAAGGTAAAGACCCAAGTGATTTAGGGTTTGAAGAAATAACTCGCATATTACAAAACGCAAAACCATTAACATTTCAAGGATTAGTAGAAAAGAAAATCTTATATCAGTAAGTTATATGTATAACAAACTGCAGTTTATATGAAAGTAGCCCTTTTACCAGGTGGATTTAAACCACCTCATCTTGGACATTATAATATGGCAAAATATCTTGCAGATTTTGCTGATAATGTTATAGTAAGAATTGGATCAAAAGAACGAGAAGGTATAGGGCCTGAGTTAGCTTTAGAAATTTTTAATTATTATAAAGCATCTGATCCAGATCCAAGAGCACAAAAACTTACTATTAGTTTAGCACAAGCTGCATCTCCTGTAAGGGATGTTTATGATTTTGTTGAAAAAATAGCCCCTGAAGGGTCAGAATTAATTCTAGGAATAGGGGAAAAAGATGCTAAAGACGGAAGATATAATAGTATTCCTAAATTTGCAGAACCTCGTAATATTAAAGCTAAAATTGAATTAGTACCACCTCAAGCGGGGGGTATTTCAGC